GTGGAGCGGGAGCCGGATAGCTGGCAAGTGTTTGAGCCGATGGGCTATCCGGCTTCGATTGAGTTTTATTATGGGGTACAGTATGCCGAGCTGCACCGGCTGCCAATTGGGGCGCATTTCGGGGTGGTGTACAGCCCGAATTATTATGTTGACCCCAAATCGCCGCTGCGTCCGTGGTCATATGTGGTGTTTGAAGTGAGTTTGTACCAGTACAGGCGGGATCGCGGGTTGGAGCGGAGTTATAAGCAGATCGGCAAATCGCGGCACACGCTGTCACGGTTTGAGGTGTCCCATTTTGAAGAATTATGGACGGGGATATTGTTGATGGGAAGGAAAGCGGGATGAAAGAAATTCAAGAACTCATTGACCTTATTGAACAAGGTTGGGAAACGGCGATCAAGGAAAGTCATCATCACAATTTTGACCAACGTGAATATTTTTATGGTAATAAGCAGCAAGCATCAAAACCGATTCTAAAAGGCTATGAGGCATGGCAAGAGCTGCGAAATCTATTGACTGAGTTGAGGACTAGCGCTGATGAACCAAAGTGATTTAGAGGCGGATTACCTGCTCAACTGCAAGGGCATCATCTGGATGGCGGAAGATGTTGAGGAAGATGTGCTGATGCGGATTTCTGCCCAGATTGCTTATTTACGGGCCAAGGATGCAGACGCACCGATTCACCTGTATGTGCGGAGTCAAGGCGGCGATTCCATGACGGGTATGGCGCTGGCGAATGTGATCCAACGGGATGGCAAGGTGTGGGGCTGGCTGATGGGCGGTGCGGCCAGTTCAGCAGCGACGGTGTGGGCGAGCTGTGCCAAGCGGTTGGTGTTTGAGAACGGGCGATTGGGTATCCATCCGGTGATGTGGTATGAGCAGAATGTGAAGTTTGATGCAGCCAAAGCGCGGAAGTGGGCCAATGAGCTGCAAAAGACGGATGAACGTCAGTGCGAGATGTATGCGGGTGCCAGCAATAAGGATTTTCAGTGGTGGTGGGAACGGTATAACCAACCGGGTGATATGAAGTGGATTGACGCGCGGGAACTGATCTGCATCGAGATGGCAGAGAAAGCGGAGGATGTGAAGTGATTAGGTGCAAAATTTACTTGGAAGACATTGGCAATACCTGCCCTGTTTGTGGGCAGCAGGAACTTGATGCGTCAATGGATGATCATCGCGACGGAGAGTATCAAGATACCCATCAGTGCAAGAACTGTGGACTGGTCGTGACCTATATCACCAAAGATAACGACGTGCGTCAATATCATGAATATCGCGATGGTGAGATTGAAGTGCAATTAGAACTTTTCACCAGCGGCTTTGAAACCAATCAGGCGGAAGTCATTGATATGCTGGATGACATTATTGACCAAGAGGAAGAAGCTGATAACGATATGTGCTATCGATTCATGATCGATCTGGTGAAGCGTGCCAAGGTGTTGAAGGCGCTGTTGAATACTGATAACCCATCTTCTGCGGGTTTGAATATTCAAACGGAATGATTGTTCCGAAATACGGTATACTTGTTCTAGTGTTGGTGGGATGTTGGGACGTGGGAATGTCAACGAAGATCAGCGAATACACCGAAGGCGTTTGGGAAGATATTGAAACCGCAGTGCGGAAAGCGCAGCGGGATTTAAGGCGCGGTGTGTTCCCCAGAGATGTGCAGCCACGATTGCCGTTCGAATACAGAGCTGAGGGCAGTTTGAGACGTGATATGCTGGCGATGTATGAAGCGGGCTGGCTGGTTCGCATCGGTGGCTATGGGGCACGGCGCGGGTATCGACTGCCAAGCCGGATGGAACGATTGGCTTATTCCTTGAATCGTGGCATGTTTCCCTATCGAACCGAGTATGTGCAAGTTTGGGGTTTTGTCGCTGGTTAAGTTTAAAGGGGAAGATCATGGAAGACAAGCTGACGACAGTTGATCAATTACGCAGGTTGCGTGCCGATTTAACACCGATTAATGGTGACATTTCCGCTGATGCGAGGGCAAAGGAGATTCATTATTTTATAGGCAAATTACTTGACGTGATTGAGGCACAGGACGCGCGGATTAAGGCGCTGGAAGAGGATTTGGCAGAAGTTTTAGATCGAAAACGCGATCAAGACACTGAGAATTGGGCGCACGGCGAAACCAGAGATTAATTCGGTGAAATAAATGAAGGGACGCATCACGGTGCGTCCTTTTTGATTCTGTGCGTTCAGAGGTGTGTGCGATGTGTAGCATGAGTGTGGGCTTATTGTAAAGACTTCGCATAGTGGGATAGAACCGATGAAAAACAAGGGCGTGGCTGCTCTATCGTTGGACGTGTTTAGGTAATTCGATGGCAAAAGCATCACAGAAATATTCAGTGGCGGATTTCAGACTGGCGATTGAGGCGGCAGGCGCTTCACAGGCTGCGATTGCCCGCGAGTTGAATTGTCAACGCGGCACGGTTTACAGCTACCTCAAACGGTTCCCTGAACTGAAGGCGGCCTATGAAGCGGTCAAAGGTGGACAGGTCGAAGAGAAGCCACAGTTTCCCAAAGAAATATTTGAGAAGGCGATTCAACTTTCGTTTGGCGTGAAATCGGCTGTGGCGTATATGGTGGGATGCAGCCGACAGACGGTTGATAATGCGTTTGAGCGCTGGCCGGAATTGAAAGAACAGTTTGACACAGCCAGTGCGGTGCTGGTGGGCATGGCAACGGCGGCGCTGGTCGATGATATTCAGGATCGCAGTTCAGTTGGGCATCAGCGGGCTTACATGTACACGCTGAAGACGAAGGGCGGCGATGAAGGGTTTAGAGAGCGGACGGAGATCACCGGCGCGGATGGTGCGTCGCTGCTGGATATATCGCCAGAGATCGCCGAACAGGTGAAGTCGTTGGGGTTGAATCTGAATGAAGTGCTTAAACACTTTTTGAGTTTCCCGAAACCGGATGAGGCGGCATGAAAATGGCAAAGCTACCCAGTTGGATGCAGGTGATTGAAACCCAAGATAAAGGGCGAACGGTGGTACTCGCTATCCGCTGGTGGCATCCGCATGTGTGGGGTTTGCTGTGGGGACAATGCCGGATGGAAATTCTTGAACGTGGGCGCAATCCGAATCATGTGGCTATGCGCTGGCTGATGGTTAAGACGGTTGTGAAAACGGTGTGGGAACAGTCCAAGAAATCATGGACATTTTAGGGGGATAAAATGAGAAACCTTTTAGCTGAAACTATAGAGATACTTGCCCTGAATAATTTGACTGGTAAGGATGTTGAATGGGTTGGAAATAGTTTTGGCAGTTATTCAATCGATTGGGCTACGTTCGAGTCAATCGCCAATGTTGAATATTACGAGAGTTACGGCGGGCAAGAAATTGCAGAAGAATTGGTAGTAGTTGGGAAAGATTGGTGGTTGGAACGGCACGAATATGATGGTTCTGAATGGTGGGAGTTTAAAAGATTGCCAATTCGCCAATTAAATTCGGAATCGTTTGACAGTGTTTTGCGTGCTGATATGAAAGATCGTGGCTTTTGATTGCTGATAAGTCTATTTCTCAATAGCTGATGCAATCCCCAGAAGCGGTGTATGCCGCGCAACTGTATCAGAAGATTTATGGGAAGCCTCCCCCACCCCCAAAGCAATGGGAAATTGTGGTGCATGATCAGGATGGCAGCCATCCCCTGTACCGCGTCAACCGCAAAAACAAGATCGTTGATATTTATCTGCATGAAGGCCAGCGGCGAGCATGGGACAGTGATAAGCGCTTCGTGTTCATGATCGCTGGCAAGCAATCCGGCAAAACGATCTTTGGCCCGTTGTGGTTATTCCGTGAAATCATCCAACGCGGTGCAGGCGATTATCTGGCGATCAGCGCGACGGCGGATTTGTTCATTGCCAAGATGATGCCCGCACTGAAACAGTTCTTCATCAATGAACTGGGCATTGGCAAATATTGGGCGGGTGATCGTGTTTTGGAACTGTGCGATTTGGACACGGGCAAGTTTGGCGCGGCGAATGCCAGCGACCATGAAAAGATGTGGGGGCGCATCATCCTGCGTACTGCTGAATCTGAAGCGGGTATGCAGTCGTTTAGCGCCAAGGCCGCGTGGATGGATGAGCCGGGTTTATATGTGTCGACCGTTTATAAAGATGTGCGTGGGCGGTTGTCGCTGGCTGCCGGGCCAGCGCTGGGCACGACTACACCGTATGACATGGGCTGGCTGAAGAAAGACATCTTCGATCTGTGGGAAAAAGGCGATCCTGAAATTGATGTAATTAACTTCATATCGACGGTCAATCCGTTTTTCAGCCAAGCCGAATATGAGTCATTACAACGGACGATGCAGCCTTATCAATTCGCACTGGATTACAAAGCGTCGTTTGGTCGACCGCCAGCAGCCATTTATGAAGATTTTGTGGATTCGCTGCGTGAGGATGGTGGGCATAAGGTGAAGCGGTTTGTGCTGCCCAGCGATTGGCCGCGGATGGTGGCAGTTGATCCGGGTATTGTCAATCCGGGCAAGATTTGGGTGGCACATGATCCCAAAGAAGATGTGTATTACCTGTACCGAGCGGTGAAGGGCGGCAAGCGGCGGGATGCGAAGGAACATGCGCGGGACGATATAACGCTGGCACGCGAGGGAAATGAACGGGTGATCTGGTGGGCAGTGGGGGCGAAAGCAGAAAAGTATTGGCGCGAGGATTATAAAGCGGCTGGTGCGTTGGGTGTGCGAGAACCCGACACAATGGACGTTGAAGAAGGAATTGACCGCCTAACGCAGCTTATCCGGCAGCACCGTTTGTTTGTGATGGATGACTTGCGTGAGTGGATCGACGAAATAATGAGTTACAGCCGCGAAATTAAGAACGGCGAAGTCACCAAGAATATCAAAGATAAAGCGACCTTCCACTTGATGGATGCCAGTCGCTATTTTGCTGTGCAAGTGGTGAAGCCACGGCTTGATTGGCATGTTGAGGATAAGGTGGGCAGATATGCTTGAAGCAATTGCAACCATACTGATGGCACAAGGGTTGGTGACCAGCCAGTGGCAAACGGACACACAGGAACAAGGCGATTTAGTCAAGCTGTTCCGTGATTATTATGATGGTTTTCAGCGGATGCAGTTGACAACCGAAATGAAAAACATGCTGAACATCAGTGATACGCGGCTGGAACGGTACAACATCAACTATTGCAGTTTGATTATTGACCGGATGGCTGACCGGCTGAATGTTGATAAGTTTGAGGTGAAGAGTCCGGGCGCAACGACTGCTGAACGTATGGCACAGGCTGCTCATCTGGAATCAATTCAAGGTGAGACTGATGCGCAAGCCTTAGCCCGATTGAGAGAAACGGCTATAAATAATCCACCCAAAACAGAAAAGCTTACTGATCCGGCGCAGGAGTGGGTTGAAGGCCTGTTGGAATACAACCGGTTTGATGGGCTGCAAAGTGATATTGCGGTGGCCTATTTGCGGGATGGGGTGACGTTCATCATCAGCGAATATGACGATGTTGAGAAGCGTGAATGCATGTATCAGGAACTGGCGTTTGATGGTGACGTGGGTATGCTGGTGATTTATGAGCGTGGGAATGCGACGAACATTGCCGCGGCGGTGAAAATCTGGTATGACGTGCCGCCCACGCCTGAACAAAAGGTTGAAGGGGAAACCAACGTCAGCCTGTACAAGCGGGTGAATATTTATTATCCGGACCGCACCGACAAATATTATTCAACGGATGGCACGACGATCACGGCGATGGATGTGCCGGTTGAAGAGACGGTTACCATCCGCAACGGCAAAGCGCCGGGTGTGCCGGTGACTCCGTTTTTCAATCGTGGTGGGGTGAGCGAGCTGGTGAACATCATCCCGTTACAGGATTCACTCAACAGCCAGTTGGTTGATCTGGTGATGGCGAGCCGGTTGACCGCGTTTAGTATCTTGTTTGGTGTCAATGTGGAAGTTCCCAAGGGCATCACACCGGGCATGACGATTTTGAAAAATATCAAGGATGCTACCGGGGCGCTGTTATTGCCCAAGGATTTGGAAGAAGCTCAACGCATGGCGGCTTATTTCAGCGCGTCGCGGTTGGAACGGCTGGGAGTGGGCGATTTGTCGCAGATTATTTCCAGCATTGAGATGATCATCAACCAGATCGGTGTGATCAGCTCAACACCATTGCCCGGTCAAATGGGCGGCGATAGTTCGAGCGGTGAAGCGCTGAAACAGCGGGAAATCGGTTTGCTGGGTAAGTTGAACCGGGCGCAAGTGCAGATTGGCAACGCGTGGGAAGATGTGATCCGGTTGGCGAATTTACAGCAGACGTTTTTCGGGCATGAGCTGGCACCGGCGATTGACAAACTGGATACGCGGTGGAAGTCGGCTGAAATCCGTAATGATACGGACGTGCTGGCGCTGTTCAAGCTGCTGAATGATGCGGGTTACGAACGGGCGGCACTGCGAGCGCTGGGGCAAAGCAGCCTTGCCAGTTACAGCGAAGACGACATCAGTAAAATGATGGACGAAAAAGCCAAAGACGTGGGTAACAATCTAGTCAATGCGGCTGGCAGCCTGAACGGGTTTAGTAATTTCAATCCACCGGGTCAATCGCTGCTGGCGAGTTGATTACCGATAAAACATCTTCTATGGGGGTAAACATGAGAGCGCACTGGAATTACTTCAAATATGTTGTTAGTCATAAGTGGTTTGTGTTTCTGGCATGTCTTGATATGGGTGTGCCGCTGCTGATTGCTTTATTCCACGATTGGGATAAGTTCTTGCCAGATGAATGGTTTCCATACGTTCACACCTTCTATGCTCCAGATGGCACGAAGCAATATAAAGAATCCCCCGCTTTCACAAAGGCGTGGTTACTCCATCAAAACCGGAATAAGCATCATTGGCAGTTTTGGATGATTACTTGGGACAGAGGCACAACTGAGTGTTTGCCGATGCCAGATGTGTTTCGGCGTGAGATGATTGCGGATTGGATTGGTGCAGGCAAAGCACTTGGTTTTCCAAAGACTTGGGAATGGTACGCCAAAAATCGCAACAATATCCAGTTGCATCCTGATACCCGTATTTGGGTGGATGAACAAATTAAAACACTTGAGTCAACTTTCAACGTCAAGGAAAGGGTTGCAAAACTTAAAGCGGATGCACGAGCAAGTGCTTACGATCCGTTATATGTGAAAAGCGGCCTTAAAGAAGATGCGGATGCTATTCGCTCTGATTGGGAGGCCGTTGGCAAAGATATTCACGAGGCTACTGAACGGTACAAAAAGGAACACGGGATCGAATGAAGAACCGTACACCTTTCGTCTACGTTTACATTGTTTACTATTATGACATTGATGCAGAGACACGATTTGACCGTCTTCATCAATGCCAGCCCATACCATGCGCTTCATTGAAACGTGCAGCGGGTTTTGTTCAGCCCAAAATCGAGGTTAATCAACTCACTGAGATTAACCGAGGGCAAATGTGGAGACATGGCAATTATTGGATTGAACGTCAGCCGATTATCGACTCTTATGATGAAGGGCTTGAACGTGAAGCATTCAACAGCGGCGAAACATTTCCCAATTTGAAACTGGAATAGCTTCCGATAAGGGCTTTTCTGTGCGTTACCATTTGGTCGGTGTCGGTAATATGGTGGCACATTAATAACTGAGGTGGTTGTGAAAAAAGCTCTTCGGCAAATCTGAGCCACGAGGCAACAAGAAGCGGGATGGAGCGAGCGAAGACCTTAATTAAGTTACAGGCTGTCGTCGGTAACTAGCCTCAATCCAACACTCTATATATTAGGTCTGCGGTCGATGGCCTTGTAGTCGCTGTTAATCAGATGGGGAATAGTCATAAATAGTGAGGCTATTCTACCGACTACGGAAAACCGCAATAAGAAGATCAGGCATAACAACCTGATCTTTTTATTTAGATAGTGTTGTGTTGATTTGGAAAAGTTACCGACGGTAAAAATTCTAAAACAATTTTATTTTCCAGCGAGGGCAGCAGTTAGGGAGGCTTCGTTGACCATGCCGCCAAAGGTATCATCGGTGTGCTGGTGGACAAAGTCGTTCAGCGTGACTTCACCTTTTTGGTAGGCATCCCACTTGGCCGGAGAAGCGGCAAAACTGGCTTGCTGCTGCTGGCGTTCCTGGGAGAGGTTGTTGAACCAATCAGGGCCAGATGTGATGTTGAGGGTGCGACCTTTGACCTGCACGACGGATGTGCAGCGTCCGGAATAATGATCATCCACACGGGGAACGGGTGTGCCAGCGTCGGTTTCACTATCCCAAAGGACTTTGCCGTGTAAGGCGATGCACGAAAGGCAGGTGCGTTGATCCAGTGCGGCAATGCGAATCACCTGAGAAATAATATCGGTGTTGGCATTCTGATGAATGGCGGTGCCGTCGCGGTAGGATGTGAGCTGAAGCGTCCGCATGAGGGTGTTGGCTTGATAGCCGGGGAGGTTTTCGGTCATCTGGCGGACGCTGCGTGCGGTGCGGAGGGGTGACCAGCCGGAGGCGATGCCACGAATGGCCTGATTATTCACGATGTCCACAATGTCCGTGCCGTATTTGGTGAGGGCGGCTGACCATTGGGGTGACTGCGAATACTGCACCAGTCGGGCAACGGCGGCAGGATCAGGGCGATTCCAAACGATGCCGATCTTTGCCAGTTGAGCGTCCGTGATACCGGGGAGCGCAAGCTGGCGTTGAATGGTGGCAGCCGCGTTGGTGCCGGTGGCCTGCACGGCTTCTGATGCGCCATCGACCACGCGGGCATTGACGCGCATGGTGTCATCCAGATCAGCCAGCAAGGCTCGCAGCACGGGATTATCCGGGGTGAGCTTTTCGCCGGCTTCCATGAGCCGAGCCACTTCTTTATCCAGCTCGCCCAAGCGCTGTTGAATCAAGCCGCTGTTGACCGATTTGGCGACGGCATTCAAAACGGGCTGCACGGTGGAATTGTATCCACGGTCGAGCAGCCCATTGATTAAATCTTGAACGGTGCCCTGTTTAGCAGGACGTTGGTTGGAAACCATTTAGGCGTGGACACCAGCGTATTGCCGCTTGCCGATGACTTCAACGATGTTGCTGGTTGCGCCGATGAAGACAATTGTAACGTAATCACCGGTGCTGAGATCAGCCCAAGGCGCGATCCCCCCAGCGGTTAGCGAAAGAACATACACTGTGCCTAATACGACAGTGCCGCCAATGTTGATGACTGCACCGGGTGGGGCATAAATGCAGGGGCGACCACTCACCATTGTGTCAAGTAGTACGCCTTTAAAAACGCTGGTGGCATCGTTATCACCATCCGTCAGTTTGAGTGTGTTGGTGGTCGTGTCGAGATAGACCGCTTGACCGGCTGTCCCTGCCTCACCACCCATGCCGGTTTCCCAGCGGACACCGGAAACCCACGTTACACTGCCGGGGGTAATTGAAATATCAGTCATGAGAAATATTCCTCCAAAGAGACAACAATTGTTGATGCAAGCATGAGCCGCGCGGGTGATTTCAACGCACAGAAGGTGAATTATCGGTAATTACCCCACCCCTAACCCCTCCCCATAAAACAGGGAGGGGAATCAAGGTGTGCGTTACGTGAGAGCGGGTTGTGAAATATTTGGGTTATATGAACAAGCGTGTGCTTAGAAGGGCCGTGAGGCTGTCAGCGGCACACAAACAATAAAAACTTAGAGCCGACGCTCAACTGAGAAAAAAAGGGTAGACCCCAATGATCGTGAAGAATTTGTCTCGTATTCGCATGGCGCGACGTTCACAGCGTGAAGGATCTATCAATCTCGCTCAAAGACGTTTGTGGTTTACGGAGGGAGACGAACAACAGGGTGAAGGTGATGCTGGCAATCAAGGTGGATCGAATGGGAAGACACCCATCGAATCGCTTCCAGCGGATGTTCAGGCTTACATCAAGGAACTGCGCGAAGAGGCCAAAACCTATCGTGAATCGAAAACGGCTTTGCAACAGCAGGTTGATGCGGTCAAACAAGCGCAACAAGATCAACTGAAGAAGCAAGGCAATTTCGAGGCTTTAGCGCAGGAACGTGCAGCCGAAGTCGAGCGGCTTAAGGCATTTGAAGAACGTGCAGCAACTTATGAGAAGGTCATTCGTGATGGCAATGCCAAACGGATTGAATCCATCCCAGACAATAAGAAGCAATTGGTTCTGCCGTTGGTGGATGCGTTATCACCTGAGAAGCTGCAAGAATACCTGAACGCCAATCCAGACCTGTTTGTCAAAACCCCAGCACCGAATTATGACGGCGGTGCGGGTGGCAGTGGCAGCAGCGGCAAAGGTGAGCCAAAGGTAACGGATGAAGATCGTCGTCAGGCAGCAATTGCCCAAGCGAACGGTCATAACGTTAAACCTGAAGACATCGCCAAGCGCCGTGTTGAAATGACGAAAGCCGCAACTAACGGCGACAAGTAACGAGGTGAAAAATGGCGGGATTTCAATGGGCTGGCTCCATCGATGGGAGTGAGCCGATTTTACGCAGATTTACGGTGAAGGCTTCAGCCGTCATCAGCCGCGGCGAGATGTGTAATCTGGAGTCGGGTGAAGCGG